GTCCGGACCGAACCGGGTTCGAAACGTACGCCCTGAACACGCTCCTGGCGTGTTCAGACTAGCCACCACCGTGCCCTGCGCTAAGGGCTTTGTGTTCGTTCAGTACCGCGACGGTACTGTAACACCCACAAATGGAAACCAACTCATGGACCTCATCGCTCAAGGGAAGAAGCTCGACAGGACCGACGCCGCCCTGGCTCAAAACCGCGTGATGATCTGCCCCAAGACGGACATCCTGCCTGAGGACGGTGTGTTCGAGTTCCGAACCGTTGAGAACGTCAAAGATCTGACGCTCGACGTCTCCGACGACACCGTTCTCATGTTCGGCAGTTCGGAGGAGAGCAAGAAGTTGCTCACCGTGCTCGTCGCGTACGCCGATCTGTTCGGCATGCAACCGGTCGTGCTCACTGGCGTCCCACGCGCCGACTACTCTGTTCAGTTCGAAGACGTCACATTCCCTTGCCCGAAGGTAAGCCACGCCGAAGCCGTGGACGCGGCCAAACACGTCGCGGAGGTGTCGGAGAAGGTAGCCCGCGCCGACAAGAGCGAGAAGGGCCGTTCGTCACGTCGCGAAGGCAAGTACGCCGACGGCGGCAACAAGTTCTCCAAGTTTGACGTGGCGGCCAAGTTCGCCGTCCGAGATGAGGACGAGAACAATGAGCAGCAGTGAAGAAACGATCGAGGCGTATCGGTCGATGTACGGCAAGCTACCGTCCGTCAAGGGCGGTGACGGCCTCTCGAAGCTGTTCGTCGGCGGCGGCCACAAGCACGCCATGCCGCTGGTCACACGTACGCCACGGACTATCGTCGCTGGAGCGTATCGAGACCTCGAGGAGCCCGAGGCGATTGTTAGTTCGTTCGACCCTGCCTTTCTGAAGTTCCAACGCGACTTTGTGGACGAGTGCGCTCGGACCTTCGAGCCGAAGCTCGACGAGCAGAACTTCTCCTCGAACGGCGTCCACTCGACACCCGACGGCCTACGCTGCGTAGCCGGTTACCTCATGAACCCGATGTCCGCGGTCGCCGTGGACAACGCGATCTATCGAGCCAGCCTCGGCCTGAGCCCGGGTTACTCGAAGGAGGAGCAGGCCATAGCGGACGAGTTCTGGCGGATAGTGTTCGAGGAGTGGGACCCCGGCCCGATCAACCTCCCGAAGATCTCGACCGCCGGCGTCCGTCGATTCACGTACGATAGCGTCTGGAAGGCCGACTACGCGGCGATGCTCTTCGATCCCGCTGTTTTCGAGGATGTGCTCACGCGCATCGGGAAGAACGATTGGATCGGCCTGCTCGACGAGTACGAGATGGCGTTCATGCTCTACATGCAGACTCGAGCTCAGGCGGAGTCGCCGGAGAAGAAGCGCCTGATCCTCAACATGGAGTACGCCCTGTCTGGCGGCAGGAAAGCGGGGCCCGAGCTGTACGCTGACAAGCGTGTTGTACTGCACGGTCAGGAGTATCCTGATTTCGGCGGCATGCGCGCCCGAAACGTGCAGGCGGGACCGTGGACCGTGAACTGCTCTCAGCAGATCATAGCCTCTGGTCATATGCGTGCGCTGTTTCGGCGGTTCCCGGACGTTTTCCACGTCACGACTCCGGAACAACTGGAATCGTTGCTCAA